AGGCGGTGCAATTCCAGAACAATGGAGCACCGTCTCGTCAATACTTTGCAGGTAACAATAGTTGCAATGGAACAACCATGCAGTTCTCGCCCTTTTATATGGGCAACGATACTATTCCTTTCGATAACGAAGGGTATGTTCGCAGCAATAACTACGGCGTACAGCTGAACTTCTCAGTACCACTAGATGGTGGTATGGTAGAAACCTGTAAAGGTATCGCCCGTAAACACGAACAAAAGATGCGTCTTGACTACGAATTAGTCAGAGCACTTAAATGTACAGAAATTATGAAATCAGGTTTTACCTTTAGACCTGGTAGTCGTGTCGAAATGCTTTGCCATGACATCGTACCAATCGTATCTATTAAATAATGGAAGCACTAGTTAGTGCAGTAATAGCACTAGTTGCTGGTGGTGCTGCACTGAATAACAGATTACACAATCGAATAAACAATGTACATGATCGCATTAGTGGTCTTGACAGACGTATCGACGCTATTGAACTTAGTGTGGCTCAAGACTATGTATCTAAAGCTGATCTATCCACAATGGTCAAACGTATGGAAGATCATATGGTGCGTATTGAAAACAAACTAGATCAAATTGTCCTTAGAAACAATCAACAATGACTTACAACGTAGTAGATCTCCGTACTCAAAAAGTACTTGGTACTTATGAAACTGCTGAATTAGCAGCACGTGCAGAATCACACCTCGTACATGAACCAGGTGAAACATGGTATGCAATTGAAGCACCCGTAGTAAAGAAAACACGAGCCAAGAAGACTAATGTCAAAAAACAAAGCGAGTGAAGAACAATTTAATGAGCTACACAATCTAGTTACTACTGAGTTTCTAAATCGTGTTAAATCTGGTGAGGCAACTACTCAAGATTTAAAAGCAGCTTGTGATTGGTTATCAAAAAATGACATCAGTGGTGTCGCCTTTGATGGTAACTCACTTGATAAATTGGCTAACATTATGCCAACTGTTGACCCAGAACTAGTCCAACGGAGGCTATATGGCTCGAAGCTCTAAACATACTGGTGCTAAATTTGCTAATGGTAACTATAAATCTTACCAGAAAAAGTTAGACGCTACACCTAAACAACGTAAAAAGAGGGCTGCTTTAAACGCAGAAAACCGACGACGCGGTACTTATGGTAATGGAGATGGTAAAGATGTATCCCATAAACGGGATGGATCTACTGTCCTTGAATCCATGAAAATTAATCGCGCACGTGTCGGTAAAAAACGAAAAGCATGACCCCACTACTTCCAACTCCTGATCACTACCTATACAACTTAATAACCATGACATCCTCTGAAGCAAAGCGCCTTTGGAGGCGCAGTATTAAATTACACTTTGGCTGCACATGCGTTTATTGTGGAGAAACTTATGAATTACACGAACTTACTCTGGACCATGTACATCCTCGTTCTCTTGGTGGCGAAGATGTCAATACGAATGTCGTCCCCGCATGTACCAGATGCAATCAGGATAAAGGAAGTAACCATTGGCAATCATGGATGAGAGCCAAATTTGGAGTTAATAAACTCCGTGAACACTTAATTATGGAGTATATTAATTAATGGATAGAGAACTTTACGATTTAAAAAATTGGGCTATTGAAACACTAAAAGAATACAAAGCCGAGCTTTTAATTACAAAACAAGTTACTGGAAAAGCTCCAAGCGCACTAAAAAAAGTAGACCGTTTTTTAAATGCACTGGCTGTTGATACCTCTGGTACTTATGCAGACATGATTGATGATGCTCGCCGTAAGGGGATCAGTAAAAAAGAATTTGCTAATATGGGTAGAAATTTGGAAGAACGTATTATGAACTCATTTAGGGTTCTTCCTGATGATCCTGCTCATCACATGTATTCATTACGGACTGCTGGTGACCTTATTCAAAATGTAGAACCAGGCGTTAGAGAAATGGGTCTGCAGATTTTAAAGGATGAGGGGTATATTCTTGGTAATGTACGGGAAAATTTAACCAGCCTTGCTGAAGCTACACACCAAGGTAGAACCGGTAAGGGTGCTGAATTAGCTGCATTAGGTGAGATTAGCGTAGACAAAACTCAAACTGCTATTGCTCATCCTAGAGGTACAGGTGATCCATTAATTAGCCGTACTATTGACTGTAAAAACATTAAAACACCTGAAGATTTTGCTAATGCGTATAGACCATTACTAGAACAGCAGTCAGCAGACCTTGCAGGTGCCCTAGAAACAGAAGCTCCTAGACGTAAAATTATTACTGAGTTTGTTGAGGAACAGGGAGGCCCTAAAGATATTTTTAGTACAAGTGTACCTGCGCCTGAAGTAAAACGTGGTCGTGGTATTATTAAACAAGCTCCAGGTGTAATGCAACGTGCTTATCGTGCGATGCCTATTATTCAAAATGGTAGTTTTCGTTTATCTTTTGGTTTAGACGAAGCTGTAAATACTATTAAACGTAATGTATCAGGTGCTGTTGCAGGTGCTGCTACTGTTATTGAACCTGATGCAGTTAAAGCAGCATTGCAAGGTGATTACACAGAAGCAGCTAAACAAACATTTGTGGGAGCTGGTTTTGGAGCTTTAGCAGAGCAAGGTATTAAACGGGCTGCTCCTGTTGTTGCCCGTACTGCTGCTAGTGCTTTACCTAAAGCTGCAGTTTCTATTATTGGTGGTGCTGCTAAGTTTGTGCCTGTCTTAGCCGGCGGTTACGCAGGTTACCAAATGCTTGACGCTATTGTAGAAGGTGCTACTGGTAAAAACATACAAGAAACTGGTGTTGCTGCTGCAGAAAAAAAAGAAGAACTCCGCGAACAAGGTTATTCTGAATATGAATTACGCAGACGCGCTAGAACGGGCTACAGGAAGCCTTAAACACACCCTACGCTAGATTGTACCTATGAACACTTTAGACCTCCTTAAAGACGATTTTAAGCTATTCTTACAGGCTTTATGGAATGAACTCGACCTACCAAATCCTACACGTGCCCAATATGCAATTGCTGATTACCTTCAACATGGTCCAAAGCGTTTACAGATCCAAGCATTTCGGGGAGTTGGTAAGAGCTGGATTACTGGTGCTTTTGTTCTGTGGACTCTCTTTAATAACCCCGAAAAAAAGATAATGATTATCTCTGCATCTAAAGAACGTGCAGATAACATGTCTATCTTTCTTCAAAAGTTAATTATTGAAACACCATGGTTAAAGCATTTACAGCCCAAAGGCGACGACTCTCGTTGGTCGCGAATCAGCTTCGACGTTGCCTGTTCCCCCCACCAAGCACCTTCCGTCAAGTCTGTCGGGATTACTGGCCAACTGACCGGTTCTCGCGCTGACTTAATGATCCTTGACGACATAGAGGTTCCCGGCAATAGCATGACGGAATTTATGAGGGAGAAACTTCTACAGTTATGTACTGAAGCTGAATCTATCCTCACTCCTAAACCAGATAGCCGTATTATGTTCCTCGGAACACCACAGACTACCTTTACTGTATATCGTAAACTAGCAGAACGTTCTTACAAACCTTTCGTTTGGCCTGCTAGATACCCTCGTAAAGTTAGTCAATACGAAGGTCTCCTTGCACCACAACTTGTCGAAGACATCGATAAAGGTGCTAAGAAATGGGAAGTAACAGATGATAGATTTGATAATGATGATCTGGTAGAGCGTGAAGCGTCCATGGGACGGTCGAACTTCATGCTACAATTCATGTTAGACACCTCCTTATCTGATGCAGAAAAATTTCCCCTTAAATGTGCTGACCTTATTGTCACTTCTGTTAACCCCACTACTGCTCCAGAATCCGTCGTTTGGTGCTCCGATCCCCAAAACGTTATCAAAGACCTCCCAACGGTTGGTCTACCTGGAGATTATTTCTACTCTCCAATGCA